TAAAAAATTTTTGGTATAATATTTTTATGAAAGATGAAAAGAACATAAGAGTCTTGGCAGGAGAGGTTATTAGGGCTGAAGAAGCACTCCGCATCAAACAAGACGTAAAACAAAATCAAAAGAAGATAGAAGATATTATTTCTAGTTTATCTATTCCTGAAATGTTAGAACTTAATGACTATGTAATATCTTACTTCAAGAATTGACAAAATAAAAATTTTATAGTATAATAATTATATAAAATAAAAACCATATAAATGGTATAATAAATAAAAACATATTTTTAATTAAAAGGAGAAAATTTAAAATGGCAAAATTTAAGGAAAACACACGTATCGTATTTGATTACATTAAGGAGCATGAGGACGAGAATATTACTGCTAAGGATATTGCAGCAGCCCTTGATCTAGATCCTCGTCAGGTAAATGGTATTATTACAGGTGCTTTTGCAAGACATACTAAGCAGGTTGGTGATGAGAAGGTTAAGGATCCGCTTGCTGAGAGAGTAGAGGGTGAGCTTGAGATTGAGGACAAGGATGGTAATATTAAGCATGAGTCCGTTAAGTTTGTTAAGCTAACTGAGTCTGGCCGCAATTTTGACCCTGAGACAGCGGAATAATTCTTTTTTATAACGGGTTAAGTATAAAAATACTTAGCCCGTTTTTTTGAATAATGAATACCTTTTTGATTATATTGTCTATTTTATTCATTGGAATATCTCTTTACCTATTATTTAAATTGCGGCAAACGAATCAAAAAATATAGGTAAATAATTTAAAATAGACAGTAAGCAAACATTTAGAAGAAAAACAGAAAGAATTATCTGATTTAAATTAGCAAATTACTGACAAACAAAATAAAATTTTATAGTTAAAAAATCTTCAACAGCAATAGCAAAAAATTTTAAACGAGGCAAGAGAAAAACAAGGCTAGAAGCTATTACAAATACAATCTTCTTATCAAGAAAGTATTGCTAAACAAGAATAGATTTATAATAATACTATTTAGCAAAAAAAGAAAAATATTGAATTAAAATATCAATAGTATGAAGAATCGTTAAAGCAATAGATACATAATATATAGGATTTGCGGGATCAGGTTCAATCTGATTTAACCTAGCTTAAATCTGTATATGAAGCTGCGACCGCCGCACGTCTTAGATAGCAAGAAGAGTAGGATAAATTATCTTTCTATAAAATTAAACTTTCTGATAAATAGATTAATGACATTATTAATCTACAAGAATGGAAAAAATAGCTTAATCAACCTTCTATTGTTTCTAAAATCATTTGGTCTGCGTATATTATGAAACCTACCTCTGACTTATGTAATCGGGTTTTAGGCTCCGCCAGTGTATGTGGCATTTATAAAATTACAAATAAACAAACTGGTGATATTTATGTCGGACAAAGTGTTAATATCGCTGATAGATGGAAACAGCATATAAAATGTGGTCTTGGAATAGATGCCTCCGCCACTAATAAACTTTATAATAATATGCAGAAATATGGAGTATGGAATTTTACTTTTGAAATTCTTTAGAAATGTACTCGTGATAAATTAAATGAAAAAGAAAGATTTTGGATTTAGATGTATCAATCTAATAAAACGGGACTTAATATAACAAAAGGGAATAAATAATGGAATTTAAAAATACGAAAGTAATGAATTTTTAGGGTGCTATACGTGGATTACGTAACCCTCTTGAAAGTTGGGCTAAGTCTGATAGCGAGTTTGGAATTACAGATTTAGAATATTGTGATTATGATTATGACGTAGCGGCTCGTTATATTGAAGCAAATGAAAAATATGATTTTGAAGAAGAATATGATAAATGGTATGAAGCAAGTGAAAAATATGCAGAATGGTTAAGAAAAAATGGAGTTTTAAAATATAATTAGAACCGTGATATTTTTGAATACGCATACCTTGGTCCTAATGACTTAAATCTTGCTCAACGTATGATCAAAGCTGGTGCCAGTGATAGAAAATTCCTTCGTCAGATTCTGGTGTCTGTTGATATAACGGCTCCATTATATTGGTGGAAAGAAGCAGATACTTACAAAGTAGCAACGGTTGCTAATTCAACATCAACGATGCATAAATTAGCAAGTACCCCTATTACAAAAGAATGTTTTGAAATGGGAGATTATGAGCCTTCTCTTCGTCTTATTGATGATGTTGATATTGGTTTAAGAATAAACTGTTTTATTGACGATTTAGAACAACTCCGTCAAAAATATTTAGAAACAAAAGACAAGAAGTATTGGAAAGAATTAATTCGTTGGCTACCTAATGGATGGTTGCAGACTAGAACTTGGACAGGTAATTATGAAACTTTGCGGAATATGTATGGACAACGTAGGTATCATAAACTTACAGAATGGAGTCAAGATTTTTGTAATTGGATAAAAACTTTACCTTATGCTGAGGAATTGATTCTATTTAATCAATAAATTTGATTTTTATAAAAATTTATTATATAATATTATTATAAGATAAAAAATAAATAAATAAATAAACGAAAAAGATTTAGGAGAAAAAAGAATGAGAAAGAACGTTAACGAAGAAGTAATTGAAGGTAGACTTTATGACTATAGTCTTCAGATGAAGACCGTCACAAATAAGAATTCAAAGAATTTTGGTGTTGAATATATTACAGGAAGTTTGAATGTAGCAACAGATGAAGAGGGATTGAATGTAATTCCCGTTCATTATACATTTGTTAAGGAACTTACAGGTTCTGGCGCAGTAAGTAATACTTTTGTAAATCTAAAGCAGATTCTTGAGAGTGGTAAGACATGGCTTAAAGATGGTAAGGATATGGCAATGTGGGTTCGTCTGAACACATCTGCCGCATTGAATGATTATTTTCCTAATGGCGGAGACCAGCTTGTGTCTCAGCAAAGAAATGAGGGCGGTTTTGTATCATTTGTTTCTACTCTTAATCCTGACCTTGCCGCCAGAAATAAATTTACATTTGATGCAATTATTAACGGTGTAACTTTGGTAGAAGCAGACCCCGAGCATAATATTATGGAAGATTGTGTAAGAATTAACGCTGCAATCTTTGATTTCAGAAATGCTCTTCTTCCTTTTACTCTTGTTGCAAGAGATTCCAAAGCACCTGGTTCTGTAAATTATTTCCTTGGTCTTGGTGCTTCTCAGAGTAATCCTATTTATACAAAGGTAAGAGGAGAGATTATTAATACTACAATCAAGATTGAGAAAAGAATGGAGAATGCTTTTGGTGAAGCGGTTGTTGATTCTAGCTTCCGTCATGAAAGAGAGTGGTTGATTACTTGGGCACAGCCTCAGCCTTATGTATTTGACGACCCTCAGACTATCACAAAAGCAGAACTTGAGCAAGCAATTGCCGGTAGAAATACCTATCTGGAAGACCAAAAGGCAAGTGCAAAGAAGTATTATGCAGAAAGACAGCAGGCTTCCGCCGCACCTGCGCCCAGTGCAATTCCTACTCCTTCAAATACTATTCCTGAAGGTGGTTTTAATTTTTAATTGATATATGAATGGAAAGGATGTAATTCATCCTTTCCATTTTGTTGTATACTATGAGTATGAAATAAGAAAATAGTAAAGGAGATTTTTATGATTGATTTAATGAAATTGTAGCCACATAAAGTAAGTAGAGATTTAAGCGGTTATATTACATATATTTATGGTCCCGGTAAAATTGGAAAAACAACATTTGGAAGCCAAATGCCTGGTGCTCTTATTTTAGCTTTTGAAAAAGGATATAATGCACTTCCCAACGTATATCCACAGGATGTTACAACTTGGGCAGAAATGAAAATGATTTTGCGAGAATTAAAAAGGCCGGAAGTAAAAGAACGTTTTCATTCTGTTATTATTGATACTATTGACATTGCGGCGGCCGCATGTGAAAAATATATAATTTCTCAAGCTGGTGTTGATACTCTTAATCAAATCCCATATGGGCAGGGTTGGTCACGAGTTAAAAGAGAGTTAGAAGATACTTTTAGAGCAGTTACACAGCTTGGATATGCCGTATTATTTATTTCTCACGATAAAGATAAAACTTTTAAAAGACAAGACGGAACAGAATATAATCAAATTGTTCCCACTTTAGGAAATAGTTATAATTTAATTATCAAAGATATGGTAGATATTTATTGTTATGCTCATATCGTTATTCGTGACAATGCTCCAAAAAGAGTTTTAACACTTCGTTCTTTAGATGGAACTATTGACTGTGGTTCTCGCTTTAAGTATATGGAACCAGAAGTTAATTTTTCATATGATTCTCTTGTTGAAGCATTAAATAAAGCTATTGATGAAGAAGCTAAATATGCAGGTAAAGAGTTTGTTACAAACGATAGAAATGTAAATACTGCATCTACTGAGCTTAATTTTGATGATTTATATGCAGAATGTAATGCTATGTTGTCTTCCCTAACAAAAGAAGAACAAGCACATTATGCCCCTTATATTACAGAGATTACCGATAAATATTTAGGGAAAGGTAAAAAAATTATTAATATTACAAGAGATCAAGCAGAACAGTTATCCTTAATTGTTTTTGATTTAAAAGAACTCTTTAAAAATAGATAAAAATAAAAAGCAAGGTAGCGATTAATCTCCTACCTTGTTTTTTTATAAAAAAAATGATATAATAAAAAGAAAAATGAGGAAATAAAAATGGCTCATGTGGTAAAATGTCTTTTTTGTGGAAAATCTTTTGATAGAGATAAAGAGCCTTTTGTGAAAGTAGGGGCTAGAAGATATGCCCATAAAGCATGTGCAGGCGGACAAGAGGAAGTACTACAAGAGGAAAAGGATAAAGACCAATTCTATAAATGCGTAAAAAGTATATATGGTACAGATTATAATTATATGATGATTAATAAACAGGCTTTAAGTTATATTAATGATTATGGATATACTTGGAGCGGAATGACAGGATGTCTTCATTGGTTTTATAATATTAATCACGGTAGTTTAGAAGAAGGCCATGGCGGAATTGGTATTATTCCTTATATATATGATAATGTTAAAAAATATTATCAACAACGTTATTTAACTGAAAATAAAAATAAAAATAAGAAAATGCGGAAGCAGGTTATTGAATTCAATATTGTACCTCCAAAACCGATGAAACCTACTCCCCGCCTTTTAGATTTAGGAGATGAATGATGGTAGAACTTTATTTTTCTGATAGATATGAAAATGATACTTTAATTGCTACCTGCCCCGCAGGACATGTAATGAAGCACATTCAGGATTTTATCAATAAGTGTAACGAAGGGAGACCTCATCCTTTTGTAATGTATTATCATAGAACTTGGAGAGATGAATTTAATGATAAAAAAATTTGGTATGATGTAGGTTCTCATAACGAATTTTTCTATACAATAGAGGTAGAGGATGAGTAAAGTTAGATATACAGATACAACAGCAATTATTCAAGTCATAGGCAGTATCTATCAAAATCCTGATATATTAGATAATGAACAATATTCCTTTTCTCTTGATGATTTCATAGAAGAATTTCATCAAGTTATTTTTGGAAGTATTTATAATTTACATCAACTTGGTGTAAAAAAAGTAACTTCCGCCAATATAGAAGATTATCTTGAGTCAAGACCTAAAAAACTAGCCGTTTATAAATCTAATCGAGGCCCAGAATATCTTGAGAAAGTAAGTGAAAATTCTCAAATTGCTGCTTTTAATTATTATTATCATCGTGTAAAAAAGATGACCTTACTTAGAATGTATAATGAAACATTAGGTATGGATTTATCTTGGTTATACGATCTTAATAATATCTTTGACCAAAAGAAAAAGCAAGCACAGGAAGATTGGTTAGATAATCATACTGAACAAGAAATTATTGATTTAATTGATGAAAAAATTGACAATATTAAATTATCTTATACTGGCGGCGTTGCGGACGGTATAATTCAAGCCGGTCTCGGTGGAAGGCAATTATTTGAAGAATTAAAAGATAATCCTGATATTGGATACCCGTTATATGGAAATTTAATCAATACTATATTTCGTGGTGCCCGCCTCGGTAAATTTTATCTACGTTCAGCTGCAACTAATGTAGGTAAATCTAGAGCTATGGTAGCAGATGCTTGTTATATAGGTTGCGGAGAGTTTTATGATACAGAATCAAAACAATGGATAGTTACTGGTCCCGCCCAACCCACTATGTATATTATGACAGAACAGGAATTTAGTGAAGTACAGACTATGATGTGGGCTTTTCTTTCAGGTGTAAACGAAGAACATATCTTAACTCATAGATTTGTAGATAATGAAGAAGAAAGAGTTCTTCATGCTATTGAATTAATTGAAAATAGTCCATTATATTTAAAAGAGTTACATGATTTTTCTTTAAAAGATATTGAAAATGTTATCAAAACTTCTATTAGAAATTTTGATGTAAGATATATTTTCTTAGACTATATTCATAGTAGTATGAAGATTCTTTCTGAAGTAGCTTCCCGTGCATCCGTTAAAGGACTTAGAGAAGATAATGTTCTTTTTATGATTAGCGTTAGACTTAAAGATCTTGCTGTTGAAAATAAAATTTTCATTATGTCAAGTACACAGTTAAATGCAGAGTATACAAACGTTACAGTTTTTGACCAGAATCTTCTTCGTGGAGCAAAATCTATTGCCGATAAAATTGATGCTGGTAGTATTTTACTTAATATGACGGAAGCAGATAAAGAAGTCATAAATAAACTTTGCTCTGAAAAAGGTATGGAAATACCTAATCTTAAAATGTCTATTTATAAAAACAGAAGAGGTAGATATAATCATATTCTTTTGTGGTGTAAAGCAGATTTGGGTATATGTAGAATTAATCCTATTTTTGCAACATCTTATAGTTATGAATTGATTGATATGGAAGATTATAAAATTAATGTTATGGAAGAAAAAGGGGCTTTTTAATAATGTTAAATAGTAGTGATGTCCTTGAACTTTTTATTGGGGAAAAAGAATCTAACCTTGGTATTTTAATGGACATAGATCCCATTGATAGTTCAATTGAAATATTTTTAAATCAAGGTCGAATAAAAATTTTATTAAATAAACATCAATTAGAAATTCTAACTAATAATTTAATGAATTTATTAAAAAATGAAAAAGAAGTTTCGTAAGCCAAAACCTTCTCCGCCTCACTGGTATTGGTGGGATAATGATAATTGTTGGTGGTGTAAAAATAGAAATAGATGTAATGGATGTAGAATCCTTAAAAAATTAAACGCAAAAGAAAATGAACGAAATAGAAAGAAAGAAATATCTCGAAGATATAAAGAACAATTTGACGATTGACCAGGTATATGAATTCCTTACTGATATGGGCGGAGAACCTCAAATTCATCACGATGTAATTGTATCACGTACAATTTGTCATAATCCGCCCGGTCAAGGTTCTTTTAAATTATATTATTACGATAATACAAAACTCTTTAAATGCTTTACTCAATGTAACGATACATTTGATATATTTGAATTAACGTTAAAAATAAAAGAAACTGCTCATGAGCAAATTGTCTATTGGTCTAAAGAAGGCAGAAAGACTTCCCGCCCTTGGGATTTACCTGATGCAGTTCATTATGTTGCAGTCTTTTTTAATATTGAGCCGCCTAATGAAATATTTTCAGAAACACATTCAGAACTTCAAGATTGGCAAATTTTTTCCAAATTAGAAGCAAAAAAACATAAAAAATCAAGTAATCAAATTGTCTCTCTGAATACTTTCCAATGCGATTTTTTAAAAAATTTTCCACAACCTATTATATTACCTTGGATAAAAGAAGGTATCACACAAGAGGTAATTGAATATCATAACATACGTTATGATCCTATTACTCAAGGTATTATTATACCTCATTATAATATAAATGGAGAATTAATTGGAATAAGGGAGCGGACACTTCTAAAAGAAAAAGAAGATAGAGGAAAATATATTCCCGCTATAATTCATGGAAAAATGTATAACCACCCGTTAGGTTTTAATTTATATAATCTTAATGTTAGTAAAGATAACATTCGTAGAATAAAAAAGGTTATTATTTTTGAGGGTGAAAAAAGTCCGTTACTATATGAAAGTTATTTCGGTATCGAGAATGATATTACAGTAGCCGCCTGCGGAAGTAATTTAATTAATTATCAAATTGATATGCTTTTATCTCTTGGAGTTCAAGAAATTATTATTGGATTTGACCGACAGTATGAAGAAACTGGTGACGATAATTGGAAAAAATGGACTAAAAAATTAATTGATATTAATAAGAAATATGGTTCAAAAGTGCAAATAAGTTTTTTATGGGATAAAGAACATCTTTTAGATTTTAAAGATAGTCCTATCGACAAAGGACCTAATATTTTCATGGTTTTGTTTAAAGATAGAATTATTATTTGAGTTGTCAAGTAAATTTGACAACTCAATTTTTTTTTGTTAATATATTTAAAGAGAGAATTAATAAAAAGAAAGGTGAAATAAATATGAAATATCAATTA